GAAGGCGAGACCGAGGTCGACGCAACCGAGTCCGCCAAGACGTACGCGGCGGAGAAGGGGATCGACCTCTCCCAGGTGACGGGATCCGGGTCCGGTGGGACCATCACCAAGGCCGACGTCCAGGCATACGAGTCGTAGTAGGCCGCAGCCACTACGATTGGGGGGACCGAGACATCACGCTCGGTCCCCCCTTAACGTAAGAGAGGAGGTTAGATGGCCGGTTCGGACGTAATGGCGAACATCGCACGTGGTCGGATGGTCCAGTACTACGACAACGTCAAGAACAACTCGCCAGCGAACAGCGCCTTCGTTTACGTTCTCCTCCAGGACACAGGCCTGGACGCGGACGACACACTCCGTGACTTCGACACCCTGGCGACGCTCATCGCCGCCAACACCGAGGCCACGTTCACGAGCTACGCCCGCAAGATCGTCACGGACTCGGACCTCGCAGCACTCCCGTCTCCAGACGACACGAACAACCGGTTCGATTTGGACATGCCGGACTGGGTCTTCGCGACCGCAGGCGGCGCGTCCAACAACACGATCCAGAAGCTCGTCGTCGGCTACGACGCCGACACCACGTCCGGTACGGACGCCAACATCGTCCCGTGCCTGCTCCTCAACGTCAACATCGTGACGGACGGCAACCAGCTGACCATCGCGGTCAACGCCAGCGGCATCTGGCGCTCACAGGACTGACATGTCGGGGACATACATCGCCATCCCGAAGGCGTCGCATGCAGTCGTGGAGGTCGCGACTGGTACGGCGATCAAGACGCTCCTGCAGGTCGCTACTCCTTCAACGACCGGCCTGTATGTCGTCGCGTGGGGAATCAGCTTCGACGGGATCGTAGTCACCGACTCTCCGATCCCGGTCTCATTCATCGATGTCGATGTCGCGGCAACGGTCACGTCTTTCACCCCAGAGAAGTGGGGTGATGACAACGACGAAGCAAGCCTCTGCGTCGGAAGCACGACGGCAACGGGGTACAACGCAACAGTCGAGGGGACCATCGGTGCTTCTCGTCTTCTGGACGCACAAGAGGTCCATCCGCAGAGCGGGTACTCGCTCTGGTATCCGGACTCCAACAAGAAGATGCCTCGGGTCAAGCTGTCAAGGTTCCTGCGGATCCGGTCGCTCGCACCGGCGGGCGTGAACTGCATCCCATGGATCATCTGGGAGGAATGATGTCTACACCGGAACTGGAAATCCCGCAGGGTCGCATCATCGCCGTGGATGGGGGCGGATTCGTGAGGGTCTGCCCCATCTGCGACGAAGAGTTCTCTGAGACAGGGACCCAGGTCGAGGCGGGGGGCTATGACGAGCTTCCCGTGACCAGCTACACGACCGAGGTGTCGGAGAACGCGTACAAGGCCCACTACCAGGCCGAACACGCGTGACGGTCTTCATCGTCGAGGTTCTAGCTATCTACGAGGGGATGGGTGCGAGCGTCACCAACCCTCGTCGTAATGCGCGTGATCAGGATCTCGCATTGGCGGCAAACTCATCCGACAAATACGAACCCGGTGGGGTCCCTCCCGAGGATGAGTATCTCGATGGGTTTGAGGGAAGCCGCTATGGGTTCGGCTGGAGAGGCCGACAGTTCGTCACGGTGAAGCAGACAGCCGATCAGCTCGGGAACGCTGCCTACAATCAGCTGAACAACAGAGGGATGCAGGCTGGCTCCAAGGTGCTCATCTTTTCCGATGACCGTGACCAGGAGCCTGGGGCGGCGACCGGTGATCCGTCCTATCGGAGAATGTGGCCTCGTGCCAACCCGCCGGAGCCGGACATCGGCTAATGTCGTACCGGCTTAACGGCACAGATCCATTCTGGCGGGCGTCCATTGGAGCCTTCAATGGCTACGCCTTCCGCAACTCGGCCCTGTCCGGGGCGACGCTGTTCAAGCGACTTTCGACAGGGTCGTGGCATGGGTTGCATGCGATCGACAACGGGTCGACCGGCAACTACTCCTACATGTACGAGTTCAACCCGTCAGACCAGATTGCCGCAGATATGACCACTGCGAACCCGTTCAGTTCGACGGCTACATTCGCCGATTCGACGAACTGGATCATCATGGGGTTCACGTGGACAGGTGGAACAAGCGCGGGCAACTGGGTCTGGAGATACAAGATCGGCGCGGGTGCATGGTCCAGTGAGAACGAGACGAACCCAGGCAGCAATGCCACAACCGCAGGGAGCGGATACAGACACCTGATCGGCAATGAGGCTGGTCTGCTCGACGACACGAACACAGATTTCTGCTGCGTAGGCTTGATCAAGTCCAACCTGTCTCAGGCTTCCTTTGAGAGCCTGAACATGACGGCGTTCACGTCTTGGCAGTCGGTGTTCACCGGCGCAGGCGCAGCGCTCTGGGGATTTGAGACGATCGCATCTCAGACCGATCGTGCTGGGAACGGGGCCAATGAGTCTTCACGCTCCGGCGGCATCACCCTGGTGAGCGATCCCCCCGGTTGGTCTTGGGGTGCAGCAGCAGCTGCCAAGGTTCCTACTCAGCGCTGGTCTCGTCGGCGGAGCGGACTTATTGCTCCTGCGGGGTTCGGTAGATGAGGAACGTACGTCACGCGCCGATCCCGAAGTCTGGTCCACAGACAGTCACACTCGGGATGGTCGTTGAGGCAGAGCCGCTTTTCGCTCTTTCCGTAGCGGAGACAGCGACTCTCGGTCTTCTCCTTGAGAAGGAGACAGGCCTTGCTACCTCCACCATTACGGGCCAGACCTACACGCTTGGACAGGTCGTCGAGTCCGAGCATCTGCTGTCTACCGCCGCAGCCAAGACCGCGACGATGGGGATCCTCGCGGAGAAAGAGAATCTCTTCGCGGCATCCTCTGCCAAGACGGCGGGTCTGGCCATTGTCCAGGAGAAGGAGCTTCCCCTTATCCTGGCCATCGACAAGAAGGTGCAGCTCGCTCTCATTACAGAGAGAGAGTCCAGCTTCCCAGCCGCGTGGGGAGCGATCCACACACTCGGAATCGTCGTCGAGAAGGAACTCTCTTTCTCGTCGTCCATAGCGAAGCTGGCCACTCTCAACCTGCTTACGGAGAAGGAAGCAGGCACATTCTCCGACGTTATCCAGGGTGGGGGCGCACCGGGCGGACCGGTTACTTTCGAGTCAGCTGGGGCTGGCGCGGACGAGGTCAACAATGACGCGTCGATCGCGGTTGCCTATCCCTCAGGGGTTTCTTTGGGGGATCTTCTCATCTTGCAGGTAGAGGCAGGCATTCACTCGACCGGGTTCAACGACCCATCCGGGTGGTCCCGACTGCCAGGACTCTCTGCCGACGTGAACTTCGGTACGGTCGGCACCATCGGAGGGACCTGCATCGCGGCGTGGTACAAGTGGGCAACCGGATCCGAGTCCGGGAGTCTGACTGTCACCCGTACGACCGCGACAGATTTCTTCATCGGCAGGATGTACTGCTTCACCGGATTCGGTACGACAACAGGTGACCCGTTCACCGGCACCAGCACGAATACCGGGACTGACTCGACCATCGAAACTCCGTCAGCTGGGCCTGCCGCTGCTGACAACGACCTCGGGATCGCTCTGATCTGGGTTGGCGACGACAACGCAATCACGCCGGCTGATGAGCTTACTGAGACGATCGAGTGGTCCGAGCCGGTTGCCGAAATGTTGTCCACCACCGGCAACGACGGGGCGATGGGCATCCAGACCTGTGCCACGGTCACAGCTGGAGTGGCCATCCCGGCCAACCGTATCACGATGGCAGCTGCTGACCCGTGGTACGTGTGGGTTGGAGTCGCAAAGACCGGCGGCGCAGTCGGGCAGACTGTCACCCTGGGGCAGGTCAAGGAGAAGGAATCTTCCTTCGCCCTAGTGATGAGCGAAATTGCGACGCTAAGCCTACTGCTGGAGAAGGAATTCGGGCTGGCATCGCCTGTTACGAAGATCGCAGCACTGGGCATGGTTCCAGAGCGCGAGAATTCGTTCGCCCTCTCGATGAGCAAGTCGCTGACCCTGGGTCTCGTCACCGAGAGAGAGACCACTCTTCCGCTAACCGCATCCGAGGTCGTCTCGCTGAGCCTCATCGTCGAGCGCGAGCTACCGCGTCCGCTGACCATGGCGAAGCTGGCGACTCTGGGTCTGTTGACAGAGCGCGAGTCTTTGTTCGGCATTTCCATCGGTGCTGGTCAGACGATCAGCCTGGGGATGGTTGTCGAGAGGGATGGAATCTTCTCTCTATCTATCTCCGAGACAGTGACCTTGGGTCTGCTGCGCGAGAGGGAATCTCTTGTGAGCCTCTCTCTCGACAAGCGCGCAACCCTTGGAGTTGTGTCCGAGCGCGAGACAGGTCTGTCTCTCACCTCGGCCAAGCTTGCTTCTCTCTCTCAGATCACAGAGAGGGAGTTCTCGCTCCTGCTGTCGCTGAGCAAGCTGTATACCACAGGATTTGTGACAGAGCGTGAGGCTGTGAGGCCGCTAACAGCCTCACGCATTGCCTCTTTGGGGTTTGTCGTCGAGCGCGAGTTCCCGATGCCGACTACAAGCCAGGGTGGCCAAATCATCACAATCGGTTTCGTGGTCGAGCGGGAAAGCGGGCGCATCCTCGTCACATCGAAGATCGCGAACCTCTCCCAGTTGATCGAGCGCGAGGCTCCATACCACGCAGCGCTTTACAAACTCTTCACTCTGGGCCTGATAACGGAGCGGGAGCTACTGCTAGCGGCCTCCTCGTTCCAGGGAGACCCCGCCACGGTTCTCCCTGAAACGGCGGGTGGCGAGCTGGTATTCGGGGCTGCCGGAGCACTCTCCGGTCCAGGGAGAAGCGGAGAGCTGGTCACATCCAATCCGGGGAGTGTGAGCTAATGTACGTTGTCGGCTTCACAGACTGGACCCCCACCGCGAGGTTCGACTCCCTCCCGTGGACCCAGGCGCGCATCGAGGAATCCATGAACCGCGAAGGGCCATGGGTTGCTCTGGAAGTGAAGAACATCACGCCGCTCGACACGGACCCTGCCCACCCGAAGTCGCGCTCCTTCACGACCGAGCTTGCCACGATCCAGACCGGTGGCTGGTATCGCATCGTCTGGTTGGACAGCACCGGTGATCAGGAGCAGCCAACCACTCCCATCCAGAACACGCCGGCTTACAGCTACACGCCGACGAACGCCATGGTCGGAGGTCTGCTCAGGACCAGGACCATCATCCCCACCGGCCAGGAACTCGGCTACTTCACGATGGAGACCCGCCCGACCTCGGAAGAGGTCCAGGGCTTGATCCAGGTCGCCGTCCGTGACGTGTCCCGCGACCTGGGGCGCGAGGTACCGGCAGAGTTTTACGACGACGCTAGGGGATTGACCGCGCTTCGCACAGCGATGCTCGTTGAGCTGACCTACTTCCCGGAGCAGGTCGCCGCGAACATCTCCCCGTACGAGCAGTACAAGGTCCTGTACGACGAGAACCTGATCAAGCTTCTGGAAGCGATCAGTCGTGACCCAGATGCAGATCCGGATACGGGCACAGGCGGGATGCCGGAATACTACTTCCCTGCAAACGATGGCGGCCTGGTTGGCTGGCAGACGGTGATGTAGTGCCAGCTGACCCCGTAGAGTTCACTATCAAGACGTTCGGCGTGGAGACGGCGGCTGCCGCGATCGAATCTCTGGGCTGGCAGGCCACCAACGTCAAGCCGGCGATGGAGGAAATCTACGAGGTCATCCTGGACATCGTCGACGAAACCTTCGACACGGAGGGCGCACGAGGCGGATTCAAGCCTTGGCCACCGAACACTCCTGTGACCATCGACGAGAAAGCGAGATTCGGCTTGGGGCCAGGAGTTCTAGTCTCGTCCGGTACGCTACGGGACGCGATGACTTCTCCTCGTCATCCGTACCAGAGTGCTCGGATCCTCAAAACCCACATCGTCTTTGCACCGAAATCGATGCCACGGAAGCGCAAAGGCAAAAGCAGGCGTGGGTCATACAACTACGGGCGTCTGCACCAGACTGGTGAGGGGAACATGAAGAAGCGCCCCTTCATCCGTTTCACCTTCGATGATCAGCAGGCCTTCGCCAAGGAGATAGAGCGGCACATCATGAAGATCGCCCGAATGATGGCTATCTCTCAGAAACTGTCCAAGGGACCCCTTGGCCGATCGTTTGGACCATTCAGATAATGGGCGTCCAAGTCGTCATGGTCCCGGACGTGCGCGGCATGACTCCGTCTCAGGCCGCGAATGCGCTCGTGGCTGCCGGAGTCATCGGCCCGAGCGAGGCAATCCTGGCCCCGCAGACGGACCATGACGCTGACATCGCTCTCGGGTTGGCGATCTACACATCCCCGATCGCAGGTCGCATCGTCAACCCTGTCGAGCCGATCACGATCTTTCTCAACCCGGACATTCCTCCGGTCCCAGACCCGGATCACGGTGGCTCTATCTCCGTCATCGAGCCGATCTTCTCCGCAAATCGGTTGGATAACGCAGCTGAGGCCACTCTGCGGAACTGGATGCCGACATACATCAAGGATCTCTGTCTGCAGAACGGCATCGCCCATTCGCTCGACGATCCGAATCATCTGGTACCTCCAAGATCATACAACGTCCGGAACGATCAGGCGCGTTGGCCGGAGGAACAGATGCCAGCGGTGGTCGTGGTCAACACCGGGATGGCCCGACCACCGCGCATGTACGGGGACGGACGTTACAGCGGATTCTGGCGAGTAACTGTCCTGACCTATTGCCACGGGATAGACAAGACCACGACGAACAGGAACAACCAGATTTACGCTGCTGCCGTCAGGGCAATCTTGTTGCAGAAGAGAACTCTCGGTGGGGTCGCCGCTGGGGTCGAATGGGAGGCTGAGGACTACAACGAAGCGACGACAGATCCGCAGGGAACCCGCACGATGGCCTCATCAGCTATCACCATGGTTTTCGAGGTAGAGAACATCATCAACCGCGAGGGCGGTCCACGGGAGACAGTTCCTCCCACGCCAGACACGATTCCTGGCAGCGTCTGGGGTCGTGTACTCACCACTTTCCTACATTTGTTCCGGCGAATGCCGGGTGAGCCACTCGACAGCTAGAGAGGAGGGAAACATGAGATACAGAAATGTGAGCAATCACATCGAGGATCTGGATGACGGAAGAGTCATCGAGCCAGGTGGTTACGTCGAACTGGACGACGATGCCACCGATGCGGACCACAACAAGCGCCTCATCGAGGAGGGTCAGCTGATCGAGGCTCCAGAGGCTCCCGATGTCCAGGCCATTCTGCCGTCGAAGAACGCAGCGAAGACAGAATGGCTGTCAGTCGCCGAGGCACTCAGCATTGATGTGCCGGAAGACGCCACTCGTGACGAAGTTGTCGCGCTCGTAGAGAAGGGGGTGAAGAAGTAAATGCCACGTCCGGGAACTGAAGTCGTCATCCGCGAGCTTCCGCCTCCCCGCGGTGCGCCAACCGATGTCGGAGTCGCATACGTCGTGGGCCTCACGGAGAGGGGTCCGCTCGTCCCGGCTCTCTGCCGGAACATGTCCGACTACGTCCGCATCTTCGGCGATCGCGTGACCTACGGGTTCGTCTACGACTGGCTCGACGGCTACTTCCACGAGGGAGGTCGCAGGGTCTACGTGAGTCGTGTCGTCGGGCCGGCGGCAATCATCTCGTCGAAGAACCTGCTGGACGGAACGTCGGCGATCTCTCTCGTCGTCACCGCCAAGAGTCCTGGCGACTGGGGGAACACCCTCGGGATTGCGGTCGTCGCCGGTAGCGTCGGCGGCTCGTTCGTTCTCGTCCTCTACCGTGGCGGTGTGGAAATCGAGAGGTCGACCGATCTTCTCGACAACGCAGCCGCTGTCGCGTGGGGCGCACAGAACGACTGGGTTACCATCGCGCTCGGCGCGTCCGCCCTCGACCCGGCGGTCGTTGCTCTGTCGGCTCTGACCGGCGGCACCGACGACCGCGTCAACGCGGTCGATGCGAACTGGCAGACCGCGCTCGATGCCATTTCCAAGGACCTCGGTCCTGGGCAGGTGTCGATGCCGGGTCGCACGACCGGCACGGCACACACGGCCCTGCTGAACCACGCCGAGGCTCGGAACCGGGTCGCTCTCCTGGACCTGCCGGACTCGTCGTCGAAGTCCACGCTCAAGGCAGCGGTCGCGGCCATGGGCCTCAACCGCCGTTGGGGTGCCGCATTCTCCCCATGGGCGAAGGTTCCTGGCGTCGTGGCGGGGACCACTCGTACGATCCCGTACTCAGCAATCGAGGCGGGCATCATCGCACGGAACGATGTTACGTACACGGCGAACGTGGCGTCGGCGGGTGACCTGGGGATGTCCCTCTTCGCGACGGGACTGAGCCAGGTGCCATGGTCGGACGCCGACCGGGAGGACCTCAACGAGCATGGCGTAGACATCGCCATCACCAAGTTCGGCGGCATCCGGACGTACGGATACCGGACGGTGGTCGACCCGGTGGCCGAGCCGAACTGGGTCGAGTTCAGCGGTTCTCGCCTGCTGATGCAGATCGCGGCGCTCGGGGGTCGGGTCCTCGAATCGCACGTGTTCGACCAGATCGACGGTCGTGGTCGGCTGTTCTCCCAGATCGAGGGGGAGATGACCGGCATTCTGCAGCCGATGTACGAGGCGGATTCGCTCTACGGATCGACTCCCGCAGAGGCGTTCAACGTCGACGCCTCGTACCCGAACGTCAACACGGACGAGACGATCGCAGCCCGCGAGCTGCATCTCGTCGTCGCCGTGAGGATCAGCCCATTCGCAGAGTTCGTGCAGATGGAACTGGTCAAGGTCTCCGTCCAGCAGACGCTGTAGAAGGGAGGTGAACTATGTCGACGACTCCTGGCGGTACACGTGCTGACACCTGGGATGTCAAGGTGGGCATCATTCCGCCTGGACAGAGCAACCCCATCGGGTTCGGCACGTACGACCAGCAGGAGGGCGGCGATGTGGACTCGGAAGAGTTCACGTGGAAGCCCGGAGGGATGAAAGACCCCGAATCCCTCGGAGGTTCACGGACCGTCGAGAACCTCACCATCCGGCGTCTCTACAAGCTGGGACGCGACCACATCGAGTCTGACCGGCTGATCGGCTGGGTCGGCAAGGCTCGGGCCATCATCACCAAGCAGCCCCTCGACCAGGAAGGGAACGTCTGGGGCAAGCCGATCGTCTACCGTGGAATCCTCAAGCGCGTGGGGTTCCCGGACCACGACTCCACCTCGTCGGACGCAGGTCTGATCGAGATGGAGTTCACGGTCGACGGCATGCCCACTGGTATGCAGAAGGCTGGGTAACCATCAGTCACCACGGGAGGCACCATGACTGATTCAGAGAGCATCACGGAAGTGGGGGCCGCTCCGGCGGCTCCCAATTCCATCCTCGACTCCATCCGCGAGCAGCACAAGCGGATGACCAGTGATCACTCCTTGATGGAGGCGATCCCTGGTTACGATTCGCTCTACGTGAAGTACCGTCTTCTGACCGTCGACGGCGACATCAAGCGGATCAGCAACAAGATCAACCGGGAGTACAAGGACGACATCGATCGTGCCTTCTACTCTGCGATCGATGCATTGGTCGCATCCTGCGAGGGCTTCTACTACTACGACGGGGAGCAATTCCATCCTCTCGCGGAATCCTTCGGGCCGGACGAACCCCCGGTCCTGTATGGACCCCGGATGGCGGAATTTCTCGGGGTGGAGGCCAACACAGCACGTGAGGTCGTCAAAGCCGTCTTCGGGTACAACGAGCCGGCGATCCTGCAACATGCGCAGGTCGTCACCGGCTGGATGGCTGGGACCACTCAGAACGCCAACAACGAGTTCATGGCGAGCCTGGGGGAACGGCCCTAGGCGAGGATGATGGTGGAACGAACCCCATTCATCTGGCGGTCGATGTCGCCCTCGCCGGGATGGACCCCATGCGATTCCTTGAGTCAGACAACTTCGTGGACCAGGCTGTGATGTTCTATATCAGCCAGCGGTGGATCCGTCGCCGTCAGGAACTCGACAAGTCGCTGGCCCAGGACATCGCCAACTCGATCTGGAAGGCTGTTAAGACGTGAGCGACAGCAACGAGCAGGCAGCGCTGAGGAAGCGCAACCTCACAGCGATGTGGAGGCTCAAAGCGTTCGAGTTCCTTGGCTCTGCCTGCGAGTGCTGTGGTGAGACGGACGAGGCTTTCCTGACGATAGACCATATCAATGGAAACGGTCAGGCCCATCGTAATCGCAGGAAGCAAGCCGCTTACACGTATTATAAGAAAATAGCCATGGGCGACTG